CTAGTGGTACATCAGGTATCTCGGGTACTAGTGGTACATCAGGTATATCTGGTTATAGCGGTACATCAGGTACAACAGGTATATCTGGTTATAGCGGTACATCAGGTACATCGGGCACAACCGGTGTCAGTGGAAGATCAGGCTTTAGCGGAACATCAGGCGTTAGCGGTTGGTCAGGTACTTCCGGTACTTCAGGTACTACTGGTGTCAGTGGATTTAGCGGTACTTCAGGTACTACTGGTGTCAGTGGATTTAGCGGTACTTCAGGAACAACTGGTGTCAGTGGATTTAGCGGTACTTCAGGTACTTCGGGTATAAGCGGAACATCTGGCACAACCGGTATTAGTGGTTATAGTGGTACTACTGGTGTTAGTGGTTATTCAGGAACATCAGGTATAAGTGGTACCTCAGGTATTCCTGGCATCTCGTCAACTATCTTTGAATATTTCGCAGATACAAGTGCTACATCAGGAGATCCAGGTAACGGAGACATACTATGGAATAATGCAACTCAAACAAGTGCAACTCAATTGAATGTCAGCAAACTAACTAATGATGGTATTGACATTGACATATATCTTGCACTGTTAACTACTACTGAAGCTATCACGTTACAAGACAAATCAAACAGTGCTAACTTCCAACGTTGGGAGATTATTAGTAACCCAACTGATATAGGTAATTATTGGACAGTGCCGGTAACATTCTTAAATTCAGGAGGAACAGGTACTACTGGATTTACTAATGGACTAGAAATAATCTTAGCGTTAGTTCAAGGTGTTAGTGGTGCATCTGGAGTTTCTGGTGCTAGTGGAACTAGTGGTATTTCAGGTACATCAGGTGTAAGTGGTAGATCAGGATGGTCAGGTGTGTCAGGATGGAGTGGTACGTCAGGTATAAGCGGTACATCAGGTACAACCGGTATCAGTGGTAGATCAGGATGGAGTGGTACTACTGGTGTCAGTGGATATAGTGGTACATCGGGTATAAGTGGCACTACTGGTATCAGTGGATATAGTGGTACCTCAGGTATCAGTGGTACCTCAGGATGGAGTGGCACATCAGGAACTTCGGGTATATCAGGAACTTCGGGTATAAGCGGAACAACTGGTGTCAGTGGATGGTCGGGCACAACAGGTATTAGCGGCTATAGCGGAACAACAGGTATTAGCGGATATAGTGGTACAAGTGGTATCTCAGGCACAAGTGGTATCTCAGGTACAAGTGGTATCTCAGGTACAACAGGTGTCAGTGGTGCAAGTGGTACTACAGGTGTCAGTGGATGGTCCGGAACTACAGGTATCAGTGGTTATTCAGGTACTACTGGTATAAGCGGAACATCAGGCACATCAGGTATAAGTGGAACAAGCGGCACGACTGGTATCAGCGGTTATAGTGGTACGACTGGTATCAGCGGATGGTCAGGCACTTCAGGTGCTAGTGGAGCAAGTGGTACTACTGGTGTGTCTGGTTGGAGTGGCACTTCTGGATTATCAGGTACTAGTGGATTCAGTGGAACTTCAGGTACATCTGGCACTTCTGGATTATCAGGTACTAGTGGATTTAGTGGTACATCAGGATTCAGTGGTACATCAGGTGAATCAGGTGCTAGTGGAGCAAGTGGTACTACTGGTGTCAGTGGTAGATCAGGCTTTAGTGGAACATCAGGATGGAGTGGTACGTCAGGCATCAGCGGAACATCAGGTATCAGCGGAACCTCAGGAACAACAGGTGTATCCGGATGGAGTGGCACATCGGGTATAAGCGGTATATCAGGTACTACTGGTATATCAGGTACTTCAGGTACTTCTGGTATTAGTGGCACATCAGGCTTCAGTGGCACCAGTGGTACTAGTGGACAGTCAGGTACTACCGGTATCAGTGGAACGTCAGGCTGGAGTGGAACGTCAGGCTGGAGTGGAACGTCAGGTGCTAGTGGAGCAAGTGGTACTACTGGTATCAGCGGTACTTCAGGTATAAGCGGAACATCAGGTTGGTCAGGTACTACTGGTGTAAGTGGATGGTCAGGTACAACAGGTATATCAGGTACTACGGGTGTTAGCGGAAGATCAGGATGGAGTGGAACATCAGGATTTAGTGGAACATCAGGTATAAGTGGTACATCGGGTATAAGCGGAACATCAGGTATCAGTGGTACAAGTGGATGGTCAGGTACAACAGGTATCAGCGGAACATCAGGTATCAGTGGTACAAGTGGATGGTCAGGCGTTTCAGGTATCAGCGGAACATCAGGTTGGAGTGGGGCAAGTGGTACTACTGGTGTCAGTGGTAGATCAGGTTGGAGTGGAACTTCAGGTATTAGTGGTACATCAGGTATTAGTGGTACATCAGGACAAGCAGGTCCTAGCACTACAATTAATGCAACACAGGATGTAGCAACTACTGCATTGTATCCTGTCATGGTTGGTGCAACTGGCTCTAATCAAACAGCAAAAGCAACTACAACTAAATTTGCTTTCAATGCAAGTACAGGTACATTAACTTTAGGTACTGGTACCGGTGGTAGCATTACTGGTGCTAACGTTATCTCTGCTAGTTACTTTGATTTTGGAACAACAGATGCTGTTACGGCTGCAGGTTCGACACAGGGTACTGCTACTGTAATAGTAACAGCTATCAACAACGTTACAACAGTTGCAGCAAGTACAGGTGTTATATTGCCGACAGCAGAAGCAGGTTTACGAGTTATTGTTAGAAACGGCGGCGCAAACGCATTGAATGTTTATCCAAACACATCAGATTCGATTAATGCCGCAGCAATCAACGTTGCTTATGCATTGCCTGTAGGCGGATGTGTAGAATTCATAGCAATGAATGCTACAAACTGGTACACATTGAACGCTACATATGCTTAAAATTTAAGACCCAATCCTCTAGTCATAAGTAATGATTAGAGGATTCCATGAAATATAGTATCGTAATACCAACATATAACAATTGTGATAAATTCTTAAAACCGTGCATAGAAGCATTGTTGAAGTACTCACATATCAACGACATTGAACTTATAATAAGTGCCAATGGATGCACAGACAACACAGCAGAATATTTGGAAAAACTAAAAGCTAGTTTTGACTATTTAGGCCTATCAGATCACTTAAAAGTTGTATGGAATAAAGATGCACTTGGATACGCAAGAGCGACAAACGCAGGAATCAGAGTATCAACTTGTGACAAACTCGTCATGCTAAACAATGACGCTATTCTTCTTGGTCAACACAGAGGTGATTGGCTTAAACTATTGAATCAGGGTTTTGAAGATAATCCTAAATGCGGAATAACTTGCTCATTAAAGAAGTACTCACCTATCACTCAAATGGATTTTGGTGTCTTTTTCTGTGTAATGTTCACAAGAGAAGTGTTGAACAAAGTTGGATACTTAGATGAGCGTTACGAAAAGGGCGGCAATGAAGATATTGATTTCTGTGCAGCCGCTCAACTTTTGGGATATGAAGTAGTTCAACCCGTACCATTAGTATGGAGTGATGCTGCAAATCTATATGTAGGCACATTCCCATTATGGCATCAAGGTGAAGGCACAGTTCACAACCCTGAGCTAGTTAGCGATTGGGAACGAACATTCAGAATCAATGAATTAAAGCTAGCTCAAAAATACAACATGGCTTGGTATGAAGCCCACAAACATACAGTCTAAAGGCAAAAATGAAATACAGCGTAATAATACCTACCTACAACCATTGTAATGATCTACTAAAGCCATGTGTTGAATCTATCTTCAAGTACACTGATGTAACTGATATTGAACTTATTATAAGTGCAAATGGTTGCACAGATGAAACATTAGACTATGTAACTGAACTACAAAGTCATTATTCTTTATTAGGTATAAGTGAAAATTTAAAAGTAGTTTGGAACGATGAAGCCTTAGGATACTCACGTGCATGTAACGCGGGTATTGAAGTTGCAACTACTGATTTAATAGTATTGTTGAACAACGATACAGTGTTACTTCCGCAAGAAAAGAATCGTTGGCTAACACAATTAGAGTCAGTGTTTATCGGAAATGAAAAAGCAGGTATCAGTTGTTTGATTAAAAGCGAGTCAGAGCCTGCAGGACACGACTTTGCTATCTTCTTCTGTGTGATGATTCACCGTAGAGTATTTGACAATATTGGGTTGTTAAGTCTTGATTATGGTGCAGGTGGCGGTGAAGATACTGAATTCAGTATTGAATGTGAACGTGCTGGATTCCAAGTACTAGAGTGTGTTACTAAGACATGGAACCCTGAAGTAGGAATGTACTGCGGTGATTTCCCTATCTATCATTTAGGTGAAGGTACAGTACACGACAAAACACTTGTTCCTGAGTGGGAAGATATCTTCTTAACTAACTCGTTGACATTAGCTAAGAAGTACAATCCGCACTGGTATCAGTGGCGTCTAAGTAACTACTGGGAACGTGCAGTATTCTTTAAAGGTGATGAGATTGCACCTAGAGAAATTACAAGATATTCTTGGGCAGCAAAAAATATCTTGGGTACTAAAGTATTTGAGCTAGGTTGTTCTAGTGGATACGGATTACAGTTTTTACCTAACGACATTGAGTACACAGGCTTAGACTATGACAAGCGCATCATTCCTGTAGCACGTGACCAACATTGGAGAGACAATGCTACATTTGTACATGGCAATATCAACACATACGAGTTAGGACAATACGACACTATCATTGCATTTGAGGTTATTGAGCACTTAGACAATGGGTTGGAGATCGTAGAAAAACTTAAAAGACATTGCAATAGATTGATGATCACTGTACCTATGCTTGAGACACCGGGACTATGGGGTCCTCATCACAAGATACATAACTTAGATGAATCATTCTTTCCCGGCTTTAAGTTTAAATTTATTGCGCCTGACGGTAGTCTACGTGATGAGCCACATGAGCGCGGTGACAAAGAAAACATCAACTTGATGTTGTGCATTTGGGACAAAGAAGAAATGACAATAGAAGAATCACTTAAATTTTTGAATGAACAAGATCCTGCAATGTATCGGGAAGTTATCGAAGCTAATCAGTATCACCTAACACCTGAGCGTGTAAAAGATAGAATAGTAATTGATATCGGGGCCAACATAGGTGCGTTCTCGTTATACGCTGCTGCATTGGGTGCTAAAAAGGTAATCTCTGTAGAGCCGATCAGTGCATCATACAATACTTTTTTAAAGAACATTCATCGTTTAGGTCTACCGAACATAACTACATATAAAAAGATTGTGTCAGAAAAGAGCAACGACTTTTTACCTGTTAGTTTAAACGATAACGCAGGTGCAAACAGTATGTACAATGTTTCAGAAAACTATGAAGTTGTTGAGACAATTACATTTTCTGAAATCATGAATCAAATTGCAGGACATGACATTATATTGAAACTAGATTGTGAAGGTGGTGAATATGATGTTATCATGAATGCTAATGAACATGATATGGTTAGGATCAATGAAATCATGATGGAGATACATACTGATCTACATCCTAAATACAAAGGTAAAGAGGTCATTGAACAAAAGCTAATTGACTTTGGATTTGAAAAGAAAGACTCAGTTCAAATCTATTACTGGGACTGGGATCAAAATGGTCAACCTGTAAATTACCGTGAAGCACCATTCGTAAATCAATACTGGAAAAAATGAAAAAAGAAATCTTATGCTCAATCTCTACTAAAGGTAGATACGATACAACGTTGCCAATGGCAATTTCATCTGTAATCACGCAGACATTGAAGCCTGATTATATTATCATTCAGGATGATAATGATCAACCAATAGATGTGCGTGAGATACAGCACTACAACTACCTAATGCAAATGCTCAGTGAATCTGGTATTGCGTGGGAATGGCTATATGCTGAAAAGAAAGGTCAACATCACAATCACCAACGTGCAAATCATATGGGATTTAAATGGGTGTGGAGATTAGATGATGACACTATAGCTGACAGCAATGTATTGCAAACACTCTATTTACATGCAAATGAAAATGAAAATGTAGGTGCAGTAGGAGGTTCGGTTCTTACACCTCCTTCAATGGGAGAAGTAAACGCTACAGGTAAAATAGAAGACATTTACAGTGAACCTAATTTACAATGGGGTCGTATAAAACAGAAGAAGGAAGTAGATCACTTGCATTGTTCTTTTTTATACCGTGCAGGTGTCGCTGATTATTGTTTAAGTTTATCACGTATTGCACACCGTGAAGAAACATTGTTCACGTATGAATTAATTAAAAAAGGCTACAAGAACTATGTTGTTCCTGAAGCTATAACCTGGCATTTGAAAAACAAAGTTGGTGGAATTAGAGATGGCGTTCATGAAATGTTCGAACATGATGAGCGTATATTTCAAAACATAATGAACTTCAAAGACCAAACAATTGTTATCTTAGATTGTGGTATGGGTGACCATATCGTCTTTAAGAAGGTTCTCCCTTATATCAAAAACCCTGTACTCTTTACGTGCTATCCTGAAATTATTCCAGGACGTAGTATAGCTGAAGCACAAGCATTATTTGGTGACATTCATGATTACAATGTCTATGCACACATGGATCGTTGGAACTGGACAGGGTCACTTGAAGATGCGTTTAAAAAATTCTATAATGTAATATGATTATTATTTCTCCTTTCTCTAAGTTCATGCGTAATGGACAACAACACCCAAAGAACTATCCATATTGGAAAGAAGTTTTAGCTCATATTGATGAGCCAGTTATTCAGGTTGGTGTTAACGGTGAAACACAAATTGTCGATGATTTCAGAAAGAATTTGTCGTTAACTGAATTGGCTGAGCTAGTAAACGAATGCAAGACCTGGATGAGTTGTGATAGTTTCTTGCAACATTTTTGCTGGGACCTAAACAAGCCCGGAGTTGTTGTGTTTGGTCAGTCTGATCCAAATATTTTTGGTCACCCTGAAAATACTAATCTACTGAAAGATC